TTGAAAGATAATCCCGGCAGAAGCAGGCGCGACCGTAATGACGGGCGGTTGAAACTGGTAGAACTGCACTACGCGCTTTGAACTTGAATGACAGGGGGTGCAAAGCTCCCCGCGGTAGTTGGGGTTCCGCTCACAACTCCCGCTGCGTTCATCGACAGTCCCGCAGGGAAAGCGCCGGACACGAGGCTGAACGTGTAGGGAGCCGCTCCGTTCACCGCCTGGAATGCGTGGCTATACGCGATTCCGACAACTCCATTCGGCATGGTCTGGTTGGAGACTCCAAGCGCATTTTCGATAAGAATATTCGGCCCGCCATTGGCGGTAAATTGATAGGTTTGCATGGGTTTCCTTTTAAGTGACTTCCAACATTTCCTCAGACATCATCCATTGATCTCGGCGCTGGTAATAATGCCCTTATCGTCGGTTTTTACCTTACCGATGCGGACCACCTTGGGTCCGGATTGCTTCGCGTTCGCCTGTTTTTGCGATTCAGCTTGCAACGCCATGACCTTGCCCATGTTATCGAGTAATTGCTGCAATCCCTGAATCTGGCTGACCACCTGCTGTCCGGCGTTTATCACGGTCTGCATCACGGCCCCGGTGTGTTGCGCTATTTTTTCATCATTGCCGGAAACAACCGCGCGTCTTTCCTTGTCCACGATGGCGTCAAAGTTCTTCTTGAGGCTGAGCAGTTGATCCTGGGCGTTGATGTCCTGTTTCTTCACCTCAAGCGCGAGGGTTTGCGTCTCAAGGTCATTGTTCCCATTGAATACCGCGAGTTGAGCATCTGCGGTGATCTGCATCTGCGCTATTTTTTCCTTGGTTTCGGCCTCTATACGGGCAATGGCAATAGCGGTCTGTGATTTGATCTGCTCCAGTTCTTTCTGGGTCTGGGCATCAAACATCCTTATCTGCTCGTTCGACTTGATCTTGGCTTTTGATTCTTCCGCTTCAGCCATGATTTTCATCATGTCCGGATTAGGCTGCGGCTGCGGCCTTTGAACATTGGCCGGATCGGAAACAAATACTTCAGGATGCTTGAAGCCCATCGCTTCCCCGGTCTTTTTGTAGAGGTTGTAGACGTTTTCATCCGTTACCAGATGCCCGCGCCCGGTCTGCATCAGTTCCATCTGTTTCGCGCCCAATGCTCCGAGATGCGCGATCTGCACATCCTTGTTACCGGTGCCAAGCCCTACGTTCACCGTCATGTCAAACTGGGTTTTCCATTCCCTGGGGTCGATCTCAACCCACTGGTTACGCAGTCTCACCGTCATCGCCTTGGTCGAGTACTTGGACATCATATAAGCGATGCCGCGCATCAAATCCTTGACCCCGGTTTCAGCGAAGATTCTGGCGATCAAATCCCCGCGCTGCTGGCCGGCTTGCTGAATCAACTGAATTCCGCGCGCGGTTTTGTTAAGCGAGTCCGCATCGGTGCCCTGGCTATAGCGGGTCTGTCCGGTCCTTATTTCTTTCTGTCCGTCGATGTACTCCAGCATCGGAAAGGCAGCAGCGGCGACAAACGGAGTTTCCTCATTGCGGATGGCGCCGGGGACGTATTCCCGCATGATGCCCCCGGCGCGCGAATTCATCAGGTCATCCAGATTCGCCTGCACCACGCCGCTCGCCGATGACAGCACTGCTTTTCTGGGATTGTTAGTGAGATACAGGTTATTCAACATCTGACGCCAGATGACGGATTTGTTGAACTGGTCCGACATGACGAGTTCGGAGACACTCATGCCGACCCAGCGGTGCGGCATGATGATCGGGGTCAACGCCGCGAAATTGATGTGCGCGCATTCCTCGTTTTCCCAGATGCGCCGTCCGACCTTGATGATGTGGCGCAGTTCGGCAATTCCATCGCCGTCGTAATCGAGACGTATGAAGCAATCCGATACGTCGAGTTCCTCAAGCGAGGGATCGGCTTCCTCGCCTTCGGTTCGTCGCTGATCCATGAAACGGTCCCGCGCCAGGGATTCCTGGGTGTTATCGACCGCGTTCCCGGTGCCGCCGTTATCTTCCAGAATCTCTTCCGGGCAGCCCATTTCGCGCAGGGCTGAAATGGTCTTTTTGGTCTCGTGAGAACAAAACTGGGCGTCCTGAATGCTGATGACCCGCTGCTTGTTGCTGATCCTGAATTCTTCCGGAGGAACCGGTTCGATGCAAACCTTGGACTGGTCTTTCTTGATTCTCACCTTTACGTCGTGCAACTGCGGCACCGGAATCCGGGAGAACTCTTCCAGCGCGCGCGCCTTGAACTGTTCGGCGATCTGAGGGTTGGCCTTTGCCTGGGCGTCGATCTGGGCGATGGCCTGGGCGAGTCCTTCCTCCTTCTGGCTGCGGTCGGTGTCGTCATCAACGGTCGAGTGTTCCAGTTCCTCGGTGTCTTTATCCCGAACCAGTTTTTGATATTGCCCTTCCGACAGTCCGCGGTACTCTTCCTGGGTGGTCGAAACCTTTTCTTCCCAGTAGTACTTGACCACGCCGTTTTTCTGAATGAGCGCGTCCTTGAACCACGTATAAAGAATCAGAAAACCGTTGTTCTGGCGGTAAAAGACGTAATTGACCAGCTCGGTTTGCTGCTTTGCCTCATCCTCATCCTCGGGGCCGTTGGGGTCGAAACGAACCACATCATCGCTGGCGGTAAATATCCGCAGCAGGCTGGGCAGCATGCCCTCCACCACGTCGAATACGTCGGTGGAAACAACCTGGGACTCTCCTTCGACTTCGTTGCCGAAGAGTTCCGCGTTGTAATATTTGAGTTCCAGCGCGCGTGCGCTGGCCAGCTCTCCGGAGGGCGCTCCGATAGAGTTGGCGACCTCGTTCTCTATGCGGGTGACGAGTTCTGCTTCTTCCATTCTTTATAGGCCACGGTTCTTTTATCGGGTGGGACCGGTTTACCCGGTGGAGTCCGGACCGGGTTTTCCGCCTCCAGACGGTCAAGACGGGGATAAAGCGTTGACAGCATCACTTTCAGGCGCTCGATCTCGGAGGCGAGTTCCTTGACCTTGACCTCAAGGGCAATACTCATCAGCGGGTCTTTTTCTTAGGGGCGCTTTTGCTTGCGGGCTTCGCCCGTTTCAGGTTGCCCATGTGCCGGCCTTTCGCCATCACAAAACGGTCGGTTTCCGACGGCGCGCGTTTACCTTCTCCAAACATGGCGATCGCCCTCCTAGGTGGATTTACCGATGTCGATGACCGTTGCCCCGGCCCCGGTGGTGATCGACCAACCGGCAGCTCCCGTGGCTCTCAGCCCCAGCGGTAGAAACGCCACCCCGGTTTGCAACGTCGCGCTGCCAGTCTGAATGACAATCGAAGTCGTGCCATCCAGGAGCGTGACGTTGGCGGTAGCGATGGTGATGTTGTGGATGACCAGGCCATGCAGATAGTCTCCGGCTCCCCCGGTCACTCCCAGTACTTGTCCGGTCTGGGACACCGCCGCCGTTTCGTATTCAAACGGACCGGTTACGGTCTTTTCATAACCTTGCAAACTCTGGGTCATTCCGTCTCTCCTTCTTCATCAATTCGTCCAGTCGGGCCGGTTCAATCTCGGGAAATTCAGCCAAAATAACGGCCTGAGCGATGTCGGCAGTCGCCGCGTTTTCCAGAATTTCCCGTATCCGCTTCGCCGTATCAGGCATTGGCAAACCTCGGGTACAACAGCTTCGCGGGCTTTCGCATAATCCCCCCGCCCGCCATAAATGTAAAGCAAAACGCCTCCGAGCGGTCTGGACTTTTTCCCAATCCTCTCGGAGGAGCTAGTTTCATGTCGTACTTTTTCATGACATTCATCTTGCCGTTCGAGGTGAGATGCCACTTGATGCGGGTAACCTCACTGATAAAATCCGGGTCGTCCACGATCTTGCAATCGCGCTTGTAGAACCAGTCGCGCGTCCGCTCCCACATTTCGTCCCTCATCTTCAGATAACGGTCGTTCGAGGAGTGCGACTCCGACACGTTGATGCACTGCACCGGCACCAACAGCTCGGCGAGACGATCCGCCACCCCGGCGCCAATACCGTTCGAGTCCACGCAGATCAACGCGGGCTTTACCTTCGCATCATCGTACTCGCGTTTAACCTTCCCCACCGACACCATGGTGTCGTCCGAGCGCCACACCTTGATTTTTTCGGGCATGACGTTGCCGCGCCGCTTCGCCAGAGCGCAAAAGTCCGCCCCCGCCCCCGACACGTCCAGCCCCCAGATTTCATCGCTCTCGACCTGCGCCACATCGCGGGCGACCGCCGCTTCCACCAGATATAGCGGAATAATCACCCCATCTTCCGCAGTCGGAAACTCCCCCAGCGCCCGCACCAGAAAGAAGTTGCTGTCCTCCCCATACTCGTTCTTCCACTGCTCTATTTCCTTATGATTGGTGCGGGTGGATTCGTAACAACTCACCTTCATCACCGCCCAATGACTGCGGTTCTTGTGAAAGGCATCGTAGAAATAACCCGACAACCGAGTGGGGTTCCCGGTCATGATGGTCTTAGACCCAAGCGTACTCATCGCCCCGCGCGCAGTCTCGAATATGATGTCGTCCACCCCCGGAGCCTCGTCTATCACATACAACATGTTCTCGGAATGCAGCCCGGCCAGCGCATCCGGCGTCTCCCGCCGCGCCGTCTTAGCCACCGCAAAACTGGTCGCCGGACTGTCAGCCCACTGAAACCGCTCGGAACTCCAGACGAAGCGCTGCTTCAACCCCTCGGGCATCTTGCCGTGCCACTTCGCCAACTCACTCCATAGCGCATCGTACATCTGCGAACTGGACGGCGCTGTTACCCCCACCTTCCACGGATGCCGCGTGCTCCCCCACCAGATAATCCGTCGCGCTAACCACGCCGTCTTTCCAATTCCATGCCCGCTCCTGATCGCTACCCGGTCGTGCTCGACC